TCATTTTTAATCCCTAAGTACTTCTTCACTCATTGTTACATATTTAGTTAGATGCTCTTCACTCATACATTCAACACTATCAAGTAAATCAATATAATTTTTCTTTTTTCTTCCTTGTTTTAAAAACCAAGCTTTTCCTTTTCTTGCTGTTTCTTTTATTTTATCCCCCACCCAATCTTTTTTAGGAATAGGTATAGGAATACCTCTAATACTAATCCAACCTCCAATATCATGCGGTGCTAAAAGAAGACCACCATATTTTTTATATGATGGATATGTTACTGTCACAAATAAAGTTTTCATTAATAATGTCTCCTATTTCTTTTGTTTATCTATCTCAATGATTTTTTGTTCAATTATGTTAAAACAAAGCATGTCATAAAAATATTGGTCATAATAACCACCTGCTCTTGGGAGACATCTTAAATTACAATCTAATGTTGGACAACAAAATAAATATGTTTTTAATATTGGGGGTAAGTTATATGTTGCAATTCCGTTCTTAAGAAGGTTTACCCCCACTATTAGTTTTTTTTCGTTTCCTCATCTACTCCTGTTAAACCATTTACTTTATTTATATCCTCTTCAAGCCACATTTGTACCTTAGCAGGTAACTTCTTTTTGTTTTCATCTGTACACGGAGCTTCACTTTTTCCGTCAATAGTAACATTTTTCCAACTTAACACAGCATATTTTACTTTTAATCCTCTACCCGTACCACCTAAAAAAAGTAGCTTTTTATCATCGCTGCCTTTTCCAATACCCATAACTGTTATTTGGTCTTCAATAGAATTAACTTGTTCAGCAGATAGCTTTCTTAAATTAAAAACTGCATCTCCCTCATAAACTTTTTCATACGTTTCATCAGTTACTAGGTTCAACATACTTTTCTCCTTTTCTGTATTATGCTGTATCGCCGCTTATTCTTATTGATTTTTCTGTAGCTGGGTCATCTACAAAAGCTGTGAAGTTAAATGTCTCCATAATGAATTCTGATTGTCCACCTATATTAGCAGGTCTAGTATTGTACCTTATTTTTGGACAATAAATTGTAAAGCTTTTAGTATTCCGTGCAAAATCAACTTGGAAACTTCTTACGCTTGACGCTAAAAATGCATCTCTTTCAGTAACATCATCAAACAGCTTTGTAAAGCTACCAGTAACTACTAATTTACCAGCTGGAATATCTAATCGTACTCTATTAGTCCCAAACAAATCCGTCCCTACGTTATTAGCTAAAGCTACCGAAAATGCTGTTACACTTGTATCTGCTGTCCCATTAAGCCTAAAAGAAGCTTCCTGATGTAAGTAAGGAGCATCAGTAGCTGTAAATGATGGGACTCCAACAGTACAACTCGCCATCCCTACTCCTTCTATATCTGCAGAACAAGCAAGTTCCCCACCCTGACTCGAGCTAAAAGTCATTGTATTTATCATACAACCTGAAGCTTGGATGCATCCTGCTTCTTTATCTATTTGAAGCATAAGACTTTTTAAAGGACGTTCTACATAATAAGGACTTGTATCTTGGCCTAATCCACAAGTCCACCATTGTGCGGGATTCTGAGGAGATAAAGGAAATGTAATATTACCAGTAACTACTTCATTACCTCTTTGCCCTCCTACTTGTTCTGGTGTAGCTTGTACCTTATCTGAATACACGTTATTGTAAGATAATTCTAATGATTCAGAAGTAAATGGTTGCCAATTATCTATAGCACCACCTGAAGCAAGAGAACTTTCTTTCCTTAGCCCTAAATGACCTTGGAATCCTACGGAAACCGCCATATTAAATCCTCCTTATTTTATATAGAAAAAACACATTACTTTTCAATATACTATAAAAACTAAATACTATAGCTATATAAAGGACAAGTCATGTTCTCCTTTTTCTATAATACCCTTCATTTCATTGTTGTACTTTATCCAGCGACAGTCATATTTATTACATTCTTTAGGAGTTATACTATCTAAAAGCTCTATATGCTTTTTACTAAACCATACCTTTGAAAAACTATCTTTAAATACGCTACCTACAATATGCTCTTTATTATAAAAATAGCAACACACTAACAAATCCCCATTAGCTGTAATTACAGTATGTATAGGAGACATAAAGCACTTGGTTTTTAGCTTTTCTCTTACAATACTCCCATAGACAAATTTAGGGCTTTTTGCTTTAAAGTACTTCAGTATATTCTCAACTCTATTTATAAGGTCAAGATTTTTTATGCTATTGCTATCTGTATGTGTTGCTTTAAAATGACAATAATCAACACCAAGCTTTAATGCAAATTCAATCATGGAAGCTATCTCCATACAATTTTCTTTAGTAAGCATAAATTTTACACCTATTCGTGGTCTTCCAGATACTGTATAAGATTTTAGCTTTTTTATACTAGTTATAGTTTTATCAAATCTAGTTTTATTACTTTTCTTTATTTTACGATACCCAATATTATCTATGGCATCTAAACCTATACGAATATAACTAAAATACTTAATTTTATCAAAATCAAATTTTGCCCCATTAGTAAGCAACCCAACTTTTAATCCTCTCTTTACAGCATACTCAGCTATATTAAAACAATCAGGATGCAATGTAGGTTCACCACCACCAGAAAATTCTATGGCTTCTGTTCCTAAACTTGCTAATTCATCTATAAATGTATATAGTTTTTGAGTATTTATAAATTGTCTGGTACTTTTATTATACTTAGAAAAAAAGCAATAGTCACAACCTAAATCACACACAGTAGACAACCAAATAGATACAAATCTTGGAATAATTAACTCATTATTATAAAGCTTCTTTGCATCCGAATAAAAGCTCCATATCTTATTATTCTGATTGCTTATCATTTTTTACTCCTTTTCTATAACATTACCTATAATGTCTACGTCACAACTTTTTATATCTTTTATACTGTCTAAAACTTCTGTTACATTTTCTACTTCTTCTTGTCCTATATAATTAAATTTTCTTAATGCAATTTCTACACAGTCAAGTATAATCTTAGCTTGCCAATTCTTTTCTAAATGCTTCCCTTTATTTTTGTCGAACATAAGCTTTCGATACTTTGGATATATCTCTTCAAAATATTCAAACACAGGTTTTACTTCTTTATTCATAGGTAACCAAGCAAATCCTTTATAAATAAACTTATTAGTTCCCTTTATTAAGACTTTTCTAACTCTTTCTTCTACCCGTTCTTCTGCTAATCTTGTTCCTTTAAGTGGTATAAGATAGGGTTCTATCGACAGACCAGCATCCATCTTAGCTAATTTTCTAAACCCTCTTAAATCAGTTACAATATCTGCTATAGTACAAAAGCTTGTCCACATAAGCAAAGTATAATATGGCTTAACATTATGCTGCAAAATTAGCTTTGTGGTTTTCCAAATCCAATCTACTGTTTGTTTCTTGTCAAGAGAATCTAATACATGCTGAGAAGTACTTTCTACTCCTATTGAAAGTACTCTAAATCCTGCTTTAGCTATAAGTTCTATATTATCTTCATCTATTCTATTTATATTAGTTAAGCATATAAATTTTAAGTATTTAGGTATCACCGCTAACTTCTTTAATTCAATAATCCTCTTACAGAAATCTATACCTCTTTGCTTATCTATAAAAAAGTCATCATCTACAAAAAAGATTTGTTTACAATTCTTGTGTACTTTTAAAACTTTCTTAATAAGATGTACCACTTTACTTGCATCTAATACAATTACTGGGTGCCCCTTTTTACCACATGAGTACTCTCTTAGCCTTGTTAACGTACAAAATGAACAATTCATGGGGCAAAAATTACTTGTATATAATCGGAAAGTATTTATTTCATTATAGTCAGGATTTTCGTATAGTCTAGCTGTTTCTTTCCAATATAAATCCTGTTTCATATCTCTAACATTAAGGCACTTTCTTATTTCCCAATGCTTTTCTGGTGTTAAAAATTCAGCATAATTTCTTATAATTAAACCCTTAATAGTATGTAAAGGAGACTTATCAAAACCATCCTTATCAAGCATATTGCATAATTGTAACAATGGTATTTCACCCTCAGCTTGTACTACCATGTCTAACGGACTATGATTAAAATACTCTTGGTAGTTTAAAGAAGCCCCCGTTCCCCCTGCAATAAGAAGACTTTTAGGACTTAATTTTTTAGACAAGTGTATTTTGGATAAGTCATATTCGAGAGTAGCTTCTTGAGTTGAAAATGCTATAATATCCCAAGTACCTTTTTTAACAGTATCCTCAAAGCTTTCTTTATCTATATTTATATCCCAAACAACAGCTTTATGACCATTGTTATTAAGATAAGAAGCAAGGTAGTGGCACCCAAGCGGTGCTGTTACCCATCTAGTATCTGTTATTTTTTCTTTAGTTGATGGTGCTGATATTAGTATTTTTATCATACTTTTCCTTTTATTTAGTAAAAGCTTTAATAATAAAACATACCACACCTATTACTGTAAACAGTATAGCAGGGTATTTTAAAAAATAAGCTATTAG